AATGTTGTACCTAAATTATCTAAAGACCAGAGTCCTGGTTCTGCAACTTTATCAGTTGACGCTGCAGCTTGACCCCATGCAGCATAGTCACTGAAGTTTGTAACAGTTGCGCCATCTGAATGAGCAGCTCTTGTAGTTCCTCTAACTGCTCTTGTAATTCCTGTTAAAGTTGTGCTTCCTGAAACTCCTGTATAAGAAATTTCTTCTGTGCCAACTTGAATATAATTTGTTCCTGTTGTTGGAAATCCTGTAATAGAATCTAAAACAATACTTGTTCCTGATCCACCAGTTCCATAAGCATCGTCTCCTAAAGCTCCGTTTAAAGTATTAGTTTGAGGGTTGGTTACTGTACCACCAAATTGAGATATACCCCATCCATAAACTCCAACCTGTTCAGCTGGACCTACGTGGTAGTATCTATAATAAGTTATGCCTCCAGAAGTTGTGGCTCCTGAATCAGTTTCAGTAGCTCCCGCATTAATAGTAATAGTTGTATTAGTAGGTGCAGATAACACCATAAATTTTTTATCACAAAAAGTATTAGCATCAAAAACAGAGTCAGTAATAGCACTAAAAGTAGAGCTATCACCAAATAAAATTATATCTCCAGCAACCATACCATGAGAGGAACTAAAAGTTATTGTAACAGTTGTATCTCCATTAGTAGTAGTAAATGCACTGGTAATTGCTGTACCTGATGGATTAACTAAAGGATGAATATCATAATAAACTCCTCCAGAATAAACATATAAAATTCTATTAGTACCTAAGATAGAGTACTTAACACCATCTTTATTAACCATTTGATGAATTGCACGTGTAGGACCTGTTAATTTTTTGTCTCCTAAAGAAGACCAACCCCCTATTTTTTCAGGTGTTCCATATCTAAAACGAACATTTTCTCCACCCGTCCACATAGCTTCCGCTCCTGTGGGTGTTTTTTGTTTATTAAATCCTGGTAAAAATCCTATCTTTTGAAGCATATTATTCCTAGTTTAAAGGTAGTTTACTAAATTATGCCCAAAAATCAATATTATATTATTTTATAGGCAGAGTATTTTTCTATTATATCTTCAGGTAAATAATCATTTATATCATAGGTTTGACGTTTAATTTTTTTTACCTGTATTTTGTGGAGATTTTTAATGTCCCAATCTTGATAGTATATATTATTAACATTAAATTGTTTTAACCTATTATAGTTATTTATTTTAAAGCCAATAAAGGAACTTAGTTTTTTTAAAAAATTATCAGTATCCTTAACTAAATCATCATAATAAAATATTTTATAATTCTCTTTTTCTTTAAGTAAGTTTGTAATACTCAATATATTTTTACCCATTATACCTTCTTCATACATTAACTCATCTATGTATTCACGAATATCTTCTTTGGTATAAGAACCGTTTTCAATTTTTAATTTTGCAAAGGAAGCTAGACACTCTATAAGAGGTCTTAATAAAACAACAAATTTTGGTTTGGGTATAAACTGTTTTAGCATTTGTAAGTTATAGGGAGTTCCCCAGGGACCTCTATCTAATACTACCTCGGCTTTCCACTCTTTATAGTAATTATAAAAAACCATTTTACTAACATTATTTAAGGACTTAGAGTCAGGGAAACTTTTAAAAGCAGGAAAATCTTTTAATTCATTTAATTGATATAAAATTTCTAAGGTAATTGAATTAGGTGTAGCCTTTATTTTTTTATTTTCATTAATAATAGAGCCTAATAAAGTATTGCCGGCTCTAGGTAAACCGCATAAAAAAATAATTTGTTTTTTTTTCACGAGAGGTTTTTAAACCAAAGAGGTAAACCTAAATGTGGTCGTTTATCAAATATGTTCTTTTTTGCATTCTTTGTTTTTTGATTATTATAATGTAAAAAAACTTGTACACATGCGTCCCCTTTAAATTTTTCTCTCCAATGTTCTAGATCACAGCCAGAATAAACTAACATATCTCCTGGTTTTAAATCAACTCTAATACCTTTAGTATTCTCGGATTTATATCCAACACCTTCGCCTATATCTATAACACCATCTTCTTCACTCATAAACTTACCTGGAATCTTAATAATCCTTTTTCCTTTTTTAGGATCTGGTTCTATATATATTGGCCAGGGATCACCCCCTAGATTCATTGTTGTAGATATTTCACAACTAAATCTATCTTTGTGTCTTTTTAATTGATCACCTTTTTTATACATTCTTGCATAAGTAAAGGCGGGATATAATTTTAATCCTGTTAATTTTTCCATTTTTGACTGACACATTAATAGTAAACTTTCCATAGCAATGTCTGCATACGCAGCAAAAGTATCGGGTACTTGTCCCTTTATTGAATCTTCATAATATCCAAGGATTCTTTCAAAATCAGAGATATATTTATTTTCTTTACACGTATCATAAACTCGTTTTTTTAAAGAAAAATAATTAGCAAGAAAAAAAGCTAGATCGGTAGGTATAGCTTTTCGTATTACAGCGTATTTATTTTTTTTAAAACTCATGAGTATTCAATATTTCCACTTACCACTATTTTTTTATTATCTCTAGATGGAACAGATTCATGTGGCAATGCGCCAAAAAATACTACACATTTTCCAGCCACAGGAGGCATGTCAAGATAACGATCATAATAAATATAAGGATAACCTAGATTATGAAATCTAGTGTTGCCTGACTTAGCTCCTCCATCAATATATAAAATAAACGAATAAGAATTTTTTTTAAGTTCATGTATATGTAAATTATGATAATCTGCAATCCCATATTTTTGAATCCAAATTTTTTTAAAAATATGAGATTTCTTTTCTAAAAGTTTTCCTACTTCAGTAACATACGACTTTAAATAATTTATTATTTGATCTCTTAGATCCTGAGGAAGATCCTCATAAAAAGTTGTTTTTAAATCCGTGTGTTTTTTTATTGAATGTTTTTTAATTTTATTAAATAATTTTTTATCTATCTCTAGATCTGCGTAAAATATGTTTCCAAATGAAATATGATTTATCTTAAGCATCTCTTGCCATTTGTGTTGGAACCGATTGTATATTAAAATGTATAAATCTAAAGGGAGCTTGACCATAATCTACACTATATTCATGTTCTAGATAACCGGGAAATATAATTAAAGTTCCAGGTTGAGGTCGATAGTGAATGACATCAAGTCCTGGCCAAATACCTTTAAGGTCTTTTTTTACATGAAGTTTAGTTGCACGTGCACCTGTTTTAGGATCATGAAAAACAGGAACTGAAGTGTTAACTCCACATTTCAAAAAATAAAATCCAGATACATGTTGATTCCAATGTATGTGTGCTGAATGATGACCACCACCATTTTTAGAAAACTCTTGTACCCACATTTCAGAAATCATGGTTTTATATTGTTCCATGTCATATCCCATATTATCTAAAAACTCCCATGATTTGTTTCCAATATAGTCTCTAAAATCTCTAAAATTATTGTCCTGTAATAAAGTTGTTGAATGATAACTTGTTCCAAAATCTCCAAATTGTTTTATGTGTTGTTTATTTCTTTTACGAGCTTCTTTAATATATTTATCAGAAGCTTTATTTAAACTTTTTAGATATTCTTTTTTTTGTTCAACCCAAATGGGAGTTGAGAACTGGTTGTGTTTTTCCATATTATATTGTCCTTTTCATTTCCGGTACTGGAAATTTTAATTGTGTATCATTTTTAAATATTCCATTAATAAAGATTACTAAAGTTAACCTTCCTTCCTTAATGTCTTTGTTAAAAAAACCATCTGCTGAATGCCATTGATGTGCATCATAAGCTACAAATCGATTAAAACAACTATCTATTTGTAAAGTTTTTTCAAATTTAGAGTTATTACTATTTAAAGCTTTAAAATATTTATTATCTAATGTTTTATTTTTAAGGTAATAATGTTTGCACACATCCAAATATTTTTGTTCAAGACCGTGCAAAAAAGATTTAGGTTTATAAAGAGAAGTGCCACATTTTTTATGATGTGATAAATATATTACTGACGAAAGCTGGGCCGAAGGGTCTTTGTGTATAAAACCCTCTTTAGCATCTACGCCATAATCTGTATATTGAAAATATGCGTGTGCGTTCCATGTAAGTTGTTTTATAGTTTCAGGATATATTAGGCGCATCATTTTATTAGTGACATGTTGAAACAAACCATCGTCAATATGTTGAAGCGCGTCTGTTCTTTTACCAGGCCATATTCCTTCTGGATCTTGTTTATATGTTAAACTAGAAGCAAACTTAATTACTTTATAAGGGTCATCAAAAAAATTATCTAATACATAAGTTGGAAATAACATTATTTAAATGGATACCCTAAATGCCATAAAACAAGCGAGTATCTTATTCCTTTCGTTATTGGTTTTACTCTATGCCATAAAAAACTTGGAAATACTATAATAGATCCTTTTGGTAATATTTCTTTACATTGTGTCACATGTTTTGATTCATCTCTCAGAGGTGGTTCATAATTTCTAAAATCAAACTCCAATTCTCCACCTTCATATTCTGATCCATCTGTTAATTGACAAGTCATAGATATTTTTCTAACTCTACCTTTATAAGGACCTTCTTTCTCATAAGGTTTAGGCCAGCTATCTGCATGCCAATCATAGTATTGTCCTACTTTATATTTTGTAAATTGAATCTGTTCACTTCTATCCCACTCAAAATTCCATCCTGCATTCTCATTTGCAATGTGAACATAAGGATGTACTTCTTTATATATCCAATTATCATTCAACCATACTACATCTGATTTTCTCTTTTTAGTTAAAGTTTGTTTATCATCACCGGTTCTAGCCAATTCTGATTTTTTTTGTAATGAATACTTTATTACATCATCACAAAATTTAGGGGATAACACCGATTTAAAATACCAATAATTATCTTTAAAGTTCATTTGGGTTGTTTATAAGATAGGGTTAATATACAGTTTAATTGTTCAGATCTATTTTTATCAATATGATATTTTAAATTTGATGGAAACATAATAAAACTATTATTATTCAAAGACATTTTTATTATTTTTCCTTTTACTCTATTTTCATCATATTCAATTATAACATTACAAGAATTTTTTAAATACTTTGATTCTAATGAACAACCTATTTACTTTGACATGAAGGGAAAAGATGAATTAGCTCATAGATTATTTTGCTTTATAAAAACATATAACCTTAATCTCAAGAACATAATTTGTTGTAGTTTTAACAAAAAACATATTGATTACTTAAAACTTAAATTGCCGCAAATTAAAACTGGTCTTATTACTTCAAATAAATTATCTACTAACGATTTACTAGGATTAATTAATAATATTAATTTTCTGATAGTTGAATGGGTTACTTTGGATAAGGACATGATTGATTTATGT